CTTCCGATCTTCCGGGAAACCAAGCTCTTCGGGATTTTCGGTAAAATAGTTGAGGCAATCGCACCGCTCGTTCGGTTCACAGAATGGGGAACCGTAGCAGTACGGACCCAATTTCTCAAGCACCCTTTCCCGGATACTATCTTTTGTTGTTGCTCCTCTTGTGTTGTTCATTTTTTCCTCGTTTGTTTTTGTTTGCTCCGACCTTTGCCACTCCAACGCGCCTGCGCAAGTTTTGAAAAGTGAGCCGTACCATACTTTGCCAGCGTCGCCCTGCCTCCCATTGTCGCAACCTCCGCTGATGTCAATTCCTTCTTTTTCGTCATACTCTAGTAGAGCGCTTTAATAATAGGGGAATACAGTTTGAGCCCGATCCGGGCAAAATCGTTTGAGTAGCACGCGCGCTCCGGGGCGCCCCACTCATCACCAACACTAACGTACTGCGCGCACGAGCCGACCAAGAGAACCCAAGCAAACAAAAAGCCCACGTATGCAATGGCGACGAACGCCAAAACGTTTGTGAGCGGTGCGAATTTTTTGCCCATAGGTTTTGTTTAAGGATAACCTTCTTTCAGGTTATGCGACTTGTTGCATAGTGTCAAGCGGCAAAGTTTTCCACAACCTCTAAAATGCAGTAGGGATACTTCCTCTTTGATTTTTCAACGCGTATGGTCCCTTGTGATACGTAGGGCGGGCTGTCATTTTTGAGTACGCCCGAGAGGCGCAACCCGTCCTCTATCATTTTCGCCATCCCCGCGCAGTTCACCCAATCGTACCGGCGCCCGGTGAGGTAAAAGGTAAATACCAATCGTACCGGGTAGACGGTAATGGGGGATAGCTTCCCACACCCGTAGGCGACCTCCTCATAAAAGGCGTGCTTCACCTTCCCAAGAGAAAATGGGTTTGAAGAGTATATGTCGTTGGTTGAAATTTGCCCCGGTATTCGTATCTCAAGCTCCATCCTAGTACCAGTGCGGCGAGCGCTCATTGAAGAGGCGCCACGCGTCGCAAGGGCTATTATAATCCGGGCGCGCCACAATGTAGTCAAGCCCCCACTCAATCTCCGCCAGCGCGTTGGGGTTCTTGAGGTAGTGCTTCTGCCTCCCTCCAACGGTACGCACGACGCGCTCCATTGTCGCAAGATCCGGGTATATCCTCGTGCCTGGCAACGCCTGGGGTATTCCCGTCGCGCCGGATACAGGGTTGATACGTCCCGGCTCCCACTCACTCTCTTTTGTAAAAAGGTTGTCCAAGCAAACCCACTCCTCACCAACCCATCCGCGCGCCGCGGCGCGTTCCTTACCAAGTGCACGGGCACCGGTGGGCTGTATGTTTTCTTCCGGTATCAAAAGGGGAGCAACGGGGAAGCCGCCAACAGTAACGTGGTCGTTGTCTTGAAGCACCTGCGTATTCGTGCCGCCCTGGGAGGCGACGTGCACCGGCGGGAAAAGTGCCAGCGCGATTGTGGTAGCTGCGGCGAGTAGAACCCACCACAGCGTGCGTTTACTCACCAGCGCGCCACTCTTTAATTACGTTCACGAGTACCGGAACCATTGTAGAAACAAGCACGGCAAGGGTAGGGTTGTTGATATCAAGCCCCCCAAGATATTGCAATGCCGCAAGAGCCGCTCCACCGGTAGCGGCAAGGAGGAACCCCCTTGCTATTTTCTTAATGGTAGCGCTATCAAAGCTACTCTTCCTCTGAATTCCGTTATCCATAATGGTTGAGTTAATAATACACTCACCTTACCACTAAATTCTCTATTTTTTATCCACACCGTATGCGTCAAGCAATTCGGGGAAGATACTACCCACTTTCTCGTGCACCTTTTTGGAGGGGAAGGTACCCAGGTCGCGGAGCGTATCGTACGCGCCACTGTCAATCGTCCGCATTTCCCCCGTTGCGATTTGCAGACGAATAATAAAGTCCTTCGTTTCACCGTCGGGCACAAGAATTTTTGCGTCGCCAAGCACGAGCGCCTGGTCCACATTCCTCCCGGGCACCATCACAAAATATCCTTGCATATCTTTTTGCGGATCGCTTTGGGCAACCTCGCCGTTAAATTGTAAAAAGTGTTTTGCCGGATCGTACTGACTGTTGATAGTACGCACCATATACTCCCACGTTTCATCCCTGCTCATTTCATCAAACCGGGTATCCCCGTGTATGGCGCTACCCAGGAGCTCCTTTGCGAAGGGGTGCTCAATCGCTTCGTGGCGTAAAATTTGAAGGACCGTACCGGAAGTAAATAGTTTAGAGCTCCCCGCAACAAGCGGGAAGAATTCCTCCCCAACTTCAACGGTGCCGTGGTACTGCTTCGTGTACTGGTTCGTTTCTCCAATAGCCATTCCGCCTCCCTGCCTGCCGGCAACCGAAATAACGCGAAGGTAAATATGGTACTCTCCACTGCTCACGATCTTGACGCACGGTGGAAAATTCGCCGCGGCAATAGCAGCACTCACAACGGCTGCGTCCTTCTCATTCTCCTGGCGGTCTATAAATAAAAGAACCTTCTTATCTTGTACCGGCGTACCCGTTGAAAGGAGGGTGAGCGCGCGCTCACGGTAGCCGTCAATGTTGGGCTTGTATGCAGTAATATCCCGGTGCGTAATGATGTGCTTCTCGTCCGCGGGCACCCCGGTTTCTTTTTCCAAGAAGCACAAGAGCTCAACGAGCATATCCATTTGCACGTCCGTATAGGTAGCAGCTGCCAATCCCTCAAGCTCAATGCCTATGGTGTATAGGTTGGGGTTTACGTAGGATCCCGAAGGATACTTTTTGAGTATCGCCTTGCCACGCGGGTTGGGGGAAGAAATAATGCCGGCGTGCCACGCGGTATTCGCCACATCAACCAACTGCCGTACGTCCCCATCCCGAGAAATGTGGAAGTGTGCCGATACCCCGGTTCCCTTTTTCGTGAGCGTAGTGAGGTCGCCGTTCTCATACCCGAGCGTCTTGTGTAGTACGTAGTATTCCGGCTTATAGCCGGATCGCCCTACATTGAAGTTTGCTGATGGATATTTTGTGATGTTCATTTTGAGGGCTTGGAAATTTCTCGCAAGATACGTTCGCGTATCTTGCTTCTTTCTCTTTTGGGCATTTTAATACTCCGGAATGCCCTCAACGTTTTAATGATGTCGCTCTTTTTCATTATTTATTATACTACCGCACCTTAAAAAGGGGCAGTATAAATTCTATAAAAGCCCATATCCCACTACCAATAACGCCCAGGGCTAGGAACACCTGCGAGATAGCAACTACGAAGCCCTTTGTTGCGCTTGAGCCAACAACGATTTTTGCCAGGGGAAGAAGCGGTAGCAAGAGTTTGAGGGCGCGCAATTCTCTCTCTATTTTCTTAACCATTTTTTTTGTCCCTCTAACATCACGCGCAATGGGTTCCACCTCATCCGCCACCAGTTTCTTGAGAAACGGCTCCATCCTAACCATAAGAACATCCGCCAATATAGCAATATCTTCATTACTCATAGGTATTTATTCTCTTACCTTAATAGTAATGGCGTCCCTTGCTATCTGCGTCATAAGCCGGTCAAACTCGTCTGCCTTGCGGCGCTTTTGATCCGAAGAAATATCGCTATCCAGCACCGCGTCGCGCGCTTGGCGTAGCTGCCCCAGTATACGGGCAACCTCGGCATAGTGTTTCTGCAAGTCAATTTCGGGGTGCTCGGCGTAGTATTGCGACGCCCGGGTATTCTCGCCTCGCTCCGCAAGCTCGCTGTAAAAGTTCTTTGATTTTGTTGCCACCTCGTACTTGTCGTAAAAAGCATTAACGCTCTCGGAGGAAGAGCCGATGGGCTCACGTACAACGAACCCACGAATAACCGGAGTATCGGCGAGGGTGCGCTCCGGCTCGGATACCGGGTTGGTAACACCCGTCAATCGTAGGATCTTGTCCGCCGCCTGCACGGCGTAGCGTCCCAGCCCGCCGAAGTACCCGTTTATCCAGTTGTCTATCTTTGCAGGCGCGTAGTCAAACGCACGCCCCAGGAGCTTCGCGCTCTCGGAAGTGTACCGCGTGTACTGCGCCTCGTTGGGGAGGTCTTGCCTTCCCTCCGGCACCAGGTCGCGCCCGAGGAAGAAGCTGTGGTTGGTAATGCTTTCAATGTAGGGCAACAATGCGGTAGGAATTGTTGATGGAGAGAAGCCGGCAATAAGGGAGTCCCGGAATTGCTCCATCGCGCGCGGGTCTTGGGTGTCAATGTATTCAAGTACACGCTCGGGGAACGTGCCGAATATAAGCCCCAGCGAAAACGGCTTGGGAATTCGTACGAGCGTATCGCCCATCGGTACGATCCAAAAGAGGTCTTTCTGCCATCGCGGTATCTCTTTCCAGCGTGGATCGTCCCGGTTCACAAAATACAAAATGATGGATGGTAGGGTAATACCTATCACGGCGTTCCTCAATGCTTTCTGTGCGCGGGGATCCCTGGGGTTCTTAAACGTCCGTGCAATCTTGTCTATATCCTGCACCTGCGCGTTGAAGAAGGCGATGATTGAGTTTACCGCGCGGGTCTTGGCGCCAATACGGGCGAAGTTGAGGGTTATTTCCTTTGCGGATATTGCAGCCTCCTGCGGTGTTTGCGCTTTCCATAGAGCCTTTTTTGCCTCTCCAATTCGTGTCGCGTTTTCCATCGCGGAACTCGCGAACTGCAACATAGCAAGCGGGTTTTTTACCGGGTCCAGGATGTAATCCTTCGCGCCCTTCGTCTTTACAATATCCTTTGCCTTACGCTGGAGGTTCTCCCGGTCAAGAGCAACCACGGTAGAGAGCTCTCCTCCTCCCATACGCCATAGCCAGTAGTCGTCGTCCTTACCGAGCATACCGAAAAGTCCCCTGCCCATATCAAAGAAAGGTACGTAGCCATATTTGGAGTACACCATCGCCGACCACTGATCGCGGAATGGGTTGCGCACTACGAAGTCAGGTGTGAGGGTAGCTCCAGCTCGCAGGAACTTTGCCGGGTACGAGAAGAGCTTTACCAGCATTGCAACCTGTTCCACCTCAAGCCCCTGTATCGCGTTGTAGAGGCGGGTATCTGCTACGTGGTACCATTTTTGCTTGCCGTTGATGAGCACCGACACCGAGTTGTCTTTGGCAATAAATGAAGGGCGGAAAATATCCATCGTCGCCTCCTTCACTTCTTTGCTGATATTCTTGGTATCCAATCCAAACGCACGCCCCACCTCGTCCAGCGTGATGGTAGCCACCTTCGCCTGGGGCGCGGGGATCTCCTCCATTATGCGTCCCATTTCGGGCGCTTGGTTGGCAAGGTTCACTGTCGCCACCACCACATTGTTGCGTTCCACTGCGTTGATGATGGTGTAGGTGTTTTTTACGATACTCTCTAGGGGGTCTATAATCTCGCGCTCCGATCCACGGATACGCTTGATACCACTGCGCACATTCGCGAACCCTTTGCCCATATAGCCCTTCGCCTGCGTCTCTTCGTACACGCGGTAGAAAGGCACGTAGTTGCGGTTGAGCTCTTTAATCTTGGCGTAGGTGGTGTCGTCTATCATCCCATTTTCCAATAGGTACGTCATAAGCGCGTCCTGGTACTGGAGGAGCTCACCTTGCTGGCGCTCAAACTCGGGGTAGCGCGCGTTCATTTCCGATACCGTCGTTCTCGCGTCGGCAACGTCAATGCCGGTCTGAATACCCCTGCCCGCAAGCTCAACGGCACGCTTGGCAACAAGGTAAATGCGGAAGTCCTCAAGAGCTCCCAGCTTCTCAACGGGTTGCACGATCTCCTGGAAGCTACGCCCGGTAAATACCGGGACCGTCTTTTTCCCAATCTTAATGCGCCCGGTTTTTGTGCGTGTCCGTGTTTCCTGTATATCCCAAAACTTTCGCCCAAACGTTCCCTTTGTGAGGAACGTTTCCGCCTTCCCGGTCCATCCGCGGGATAGGGTAGCGAGCACGATGGGGCTCTCTTCTGCTGGTATCTTCTTGCCCAGCGCACGCTCCGATAGGTTGGTAAATTCGGTAAAGCCATACAGATCTTCCACCGCGTTGGTATAGAGGTCGCCCAGGGAATTCTTTACCCTATCCTTTATCCCCGCGCGCTCTTCCTGCGTTGATATTTGGCTCATCACCTTTGCGGAAGCCGGCATTGAATTCCACCGCCGCACATCCTCGCGGGCGCTATTGAGCACTGATCGTATCTCCGGCAGCGTGGCAAGGTACGCCTCAAAGTATTTGGCAAAACCCGGTGCGAGCTCAACCTCACGCCCCGGCTCCATTGTTCGGTAGCGCACAAACTCGGCGAACGCCTCACGCAACAACCTGTCCCCGGATGGCTTGCCACCGTAGTTTTTCATTAGGGGCTGCACCTCTCCCTTTGGGATTTGGTTACGGAAGCCGCTCACCGTGTCGTCCAGGTAGTGGGCAACCTCGTGCACAATAGTATCCAACCCGCCCGCCTTTACGCGGACCACCTGCTGGGCGTGCTTGTAGATACCCAGGGCGTTAGGTATACGGTACTTTCCATTACGGATGGGCACGTTGAGCCGCTCCGATAGGTAGCTGGCGATCTCGGACCGCTTCACCACCTTGTCGGTTTCCTTAATAAACGCCGGATCCGTGGTGCTCTTGCGTGCAAGGTTCTTTGGGTTGAAAGAGAAAATACTGTCAAACGCCTCCTTTGTTTCCTTGTCCATTTTTGCCGGCTTCTCGGTGGGCGCGCTTTCTGCTACCGGGGCAGTACGAACCGCCTCGTTGTAGATCTCGGTGAGCCGGGCAGTAGTATCTTCAAACTTCTCCCCGCTCGTCTGTATAGCGGGTGCCTCCCCTAGTATTCGCGCCTTGATCTCCGGCGTGAGCCGGATACCCTGCTGGGTAGTGAGCTTGGTGGAAATGTCAAAGGTTTCTTGCAAAGAAAGTAGTGTTGGGTCGTTTTTTGCCAACTCATTAAACATAGAAACTTCGTTTGGACTAATGTGCTGCTCCAATACATCCAAAGACACCGCCTTAAACTTCCCCTCTCCGAGGATGTCGGTGATGATGTAGGCTCTATCTCCGTTTGGATATACCTCCATACCAACTTTAATTTCGCTTGGTTTTATAGGTGGTAAGTTAGTATTCACACCACGATAGAATTCTGTGGTCTTTCCCTTTACCGGCAACCCCATATCCAAAACCTCCACCTTCGCGCCAGTGAGGTCAGCCACGATATTGCCTACCTGCTTGTCGTACAGGTTGATAGCCCACTCCCCGCCAAACTTCAAACCCTCGCCGGAGAGCGTGCCGGTTTCGTCAGCCATAATCTTGTCGGCAAGCCCTTTGCCCAGGACCTCGTTGAGTTTTTTACCTTCCCAACCGGCGGGCATATCTCCACCCCCATCAAAAATCTTGCCGTCTTTATCAACGTCAATGATCACGTCCAGCTTCCTGTTTCCCTCCTTTGCTATATCCAACATCACGGACTTATTGCCACCTCCAATTTCACCGACGCCCCCCTGCCAAGTAACTTTGTTTACCTGTGTCGCAAGGTTGTATCGCGCACTCGTCTGCTCGCCGGTGATCCAAGCAAAATACTCGCTGTTGTTGGCAACGGCTTCTTGAAGGGCGCGCGGTACCGCTACCTTGCGTAGCCAATCTTTGAGTAGGGGATTGAAGGGGACGCCGTTGCTCTCTTGAAAGTTAAGCTCGGTCAATCTACGCTTCACTTCGTCGGGCGCATTGCCTTTTTCCGCGATAGCGTTTAGCTTGTCTTGCTCCGCTTTTTCTGCTTCGGACAACCCGTAGTACCCTTCCTCCCGAGCTTTCCGCGCCCAATCACTCTGCGCTTCTTCCATAAAGGTAACTTTTTTGCCTTTGTAGGTTCTGTCGTTTAGGCGAAGGTGGGCAAGCACGTTTTTAATGCTGTCCCAATGGGAAGATAAGAAGGTAGGAGTTTTGGGGATATTCTTTTTTGCATAATCCAACGCTACTTTTTGAGCGTCTTGCAGTGTGTTGAGGGTTTGTCCAAGCTGCCCACCCTTCTCATATACGTAAAATTTGCTTCCTTCCGGTGTGATCGTAAAATCTTTCCCGTATACCGTCGCGTTCCAATCTCCATTTTTACTTTCCACCCAATCTATTTTGGGAACCTTTACCAGTTCAACCGGTGCCGTAATCAAAATCTCCTTGTAGTTCTTGCCGCCAGGGAGCACAAGGTTGCCATCGCCATATTTTGCGGGTCCACCTTGCGCGAAGCTACCGCCTAAAGCAAACCGGGTAAAGCCAGTTTCCTCAAGATCGTTTAGCCCCTCAATCAAACTCTCAACACCATTATCGTCTATACCATAAACCTCTTCTTTGCCTTTCTTTATCACCTCTCTTGCTTCCTCTTTCGTTAGTCCGCCCTTTACCGTTTCCTCAAGTCCGGCAAGCTCGGGCGCAAAAGGCTTGGCTTCTCCGCCTACCGCGTTGCCTTTAATATTTGCAAACTGGTTTTTGGATACCACGTACGTTTCTCCGTCCTGCAAAACAATTTTGCCATCCTTCATTTCGTACGGCGTGAGGGCTTCACCCTTGTCTATCGTTACCTTGTTGCCATAAACGTCTTTCGCGGCAACGTCCTGGGTGAGCTTAATGTTGGGGTAGGTTTTCATTATCTGATCCGCGGTCAATCCCTTCGTACCACGAAGTGTCTGCTGCAATTCTTGTGCCGCAATAAACTCCTCCAAGCTCTTCCCCTCCGCAACGGCTTGCCGTGCCTCTTCGGCACGGGGATCGGCGGAAACCTTCCAGCTACCTCCTTCAACCAAAGTTCTCACTAAAGAGCGTTGCATACCAGAAAACTCGGTGCCTTCTGCGTCCTCAAACTTGAGGGTGTTTCCTTGTATTTCTCTTATCGTTACCCTGCCAACCATATTGGTATTCCCTTGTGGGTCCAGCACATCCCCCACTCTAAACTCAACCCTCTTTGCTTTTTGGGTGGGTGCTACGCTTGCAGCGCCTTCTCCTCCTGGAGCGCGCTCACTACCAGGTTTTGCAAGTTGCTCTTGCTGCGCTTCTGTTTGCTGGGCTGCTGCTGCGGGTTCTGCTGGCTGCTCTTGGAGCTGGGGTTGTCTTGTTTCTTTGTTGGCGTCATATAGTTCAATGATATTTTCGCGGATTGAGGAGGTGTTAATTTCTATACCGCCACTCTGCAGGCGGCTGTCTACCTCATCAAAAACCGCATTGTATAATGCCCGTTGGCGCGACCTGGTGCCTTGGGGAAAAACGATATTTTCTCCGTCAATAAGTCCGGCTATCACCTTGTTGAAGAGCTCCTTTGAGCGTAGTGCTTCGGGTACGTACTGCGGGAAGGTGGAGCTGATACCAACCACCTCCGGCGTGGAGGAGCGGGGATCTTCAATAAATATCCGCGAGCCGGCTTCGGCAAACCCCATTTCGGTAAGCACCCCACTGATCGCTTCTTGGTACTCTTGCGGGTAACGCCCGTAAATTGTGTTGAGTAGGTTCTCGCGCTGGCGTACCTCACTGGTAAACTCCTCTTCACTGATGGGCGCCTCCTGCCCGGCGATCTCTTCGGTGGCAATGGTATCCACCATTTTTGCTACGGTCATAGTCCAAAAGCGCTCAACGCCGGGGGGCTCGTAAAGCATATACAAAATACTGTCGCGGAATTCCTGCTCTGCTTCTTCGTTTGCAAAAGCCATTCCGGCTTCACGTCCGCGTTCAATGATGAGGGTGCCCAATTCTGCCTGGAAGGTGAGGTTGTCCTCTTCAATGAGGGTGGTTACCTCTCCAATAACGTCCTGGAGCTCTTGTAGCTTCGCCTGCGCGGCGCTTTTGTCCGCACGGGCTTCCGTACCCCTTTCGCCCTGTAAATCCCCTACCATCGCCTCCAGTGCGCTTATCTCTGACTGCAGCTCGGTTTCCACATTCGCGTACGACCACTCAAGGGCGCTCTGCCAGCGTTGCTGTAATTCCGATACTTTGCCCTCAAAGAGCTCGGCGGCTCCGGGGAGTGCCTGCAAAAACTCCTGCGCACGGCGCACGATGTCCTCGCGTCGCCCGGACACTTCTATACTTTGTGGATTTTGGATACTCTGCAGCTTATCGGCGAGCGTAGTGAGGGATGTGCGCACGCTGGGCGCCAATCCGCCGCTCTGCATTTTTGATCGTATCACCTCAAGAATTTGGGATGTTGCCTGCAACACCGCCTTTTCGGGGCTCGGTACCAAGTTGTCGCGCTGAAAGAGAGAAGAAGAGCCGTACCCCGTTACGCTGATGGAATACCGGTAGGCGTACTTTCCATCCCCATAGCGTACTACCTCAACCTCGGCGAGTGCTTTATCGTTGCCGGGCGCGGGGATACGCAACGCGCTTGTCTTGGTTGCCTTCTCAAACGCGGTGAGCTGATCGCTTAACTTCGCGGCTTGTTTTTGTAATTCTTCTACGTTGTCGCCTCCTGCCGCGATGCCACGCTGTACCTCCTCAAGCTCGGAGAGTACCTCAATAGGTTGCCGCTTGGGAGCTGCAACCCCTTCGGCAACCTGGGGCGGAGGGGCGACGGTAACGCCACTGTCTGATCGGTTCTTTATTTCACCCACTACCTGTTCAAGCTGGGATCGTGAGGTTGGGGAAGGATCGCGTTGTATTTGTGATACCAGCTCGTCGCGCAAACCAACAAGCTGCTCGTTGGTGAGCTCGGTAATGTTAGGAATAGGAGCGGACGCGGGTGCCCCAGGTGTGTCGGTGGGTTGGTTCTCGCTGATGAAACGGGAAGGGTCGCTTAATTTCGTATCCCGGAAGGTTCCGTTTGCCGCCTTAAATCCTACTTCCACGCCGCCAAAGACGGCACCGCCAACCGCGCCGGCGACGGTACTCTCCATCACATCCTGAAAGAGAGGGACGTTCGCACCCGCAAAGTTAGACGCCACATTCTGCGAGAATTGCTGCAGCCCCTCCGTTCCCATTTCAATTCCTATTGTCTTGGGAAGGGCGACGAGTAGCTCGCGCTTGTATCCCTCCTTGAGAACGGTGAGGGAGGGACCTCGGAAAAACTGCGAACCAATGCGTATATAGTTGATACCCTCCAGTGCCACGGCAACACTGCCGTAAATACCAGCGATGGTGGACGCCTCGCTTGGGGCAACGCCTTGCTCAATCATTCCGTTATACGCGCTCCCTGCTTCCAATGCGTATATAAAGGATCCACCAGCCACAACGGCGCCAGGGGGACCTCCTACCATCGCACCGGCACTGGCGGAAGCAAAGGTTCCGGCGATACTTGGAATAACCGCACCCGCAAAGCGCGAGTACAGGCGTGGGTCCTTCCACTTGTTCACCTGCTCATCGCCCCACTCGGCTGGCTCAAACCATTCGGGGTGCTTGAGTGTTTCTGCCTGCCAAAAATTTGATACCTTCTTGCCGTAGGCAATAACCCCGGGAGAGTTGAGCTTGATACCGCCAGCTTCAATCGCGCCACCAAATGCGGAGGCTGCGTGGAAATACGAAGCGCGGAAGCTGTCGGCGAACTGCCCTACAAAGCCCGGTTCCTCAACCTCCTCCATCCCGGTTGTTATGCGTCCAACGCGCGCTCTCTCCTCATAGGTAAGCTCTTCGGCAACAAAGCGCTGCGTTTCCTGTTGTCGTCGGCTCGCTTGATATGCGCTCTCGTTATTGAGGGCGATCTCCCGGGTAGTTGTGGGAACGTCAAACCCCAGGGATATTTCCAGTGAGCGAGGGAGCACGGCGCGGGCAAGGTTATTCCAAAAGCCACCCTTCACCGTTTCCTTGTACATTTTTGATACTTCCTCGTTGGAGAGCTCCCGCTCGTTGCCAGTCGGTGCCTGCAATATCGTGCCCCCCGCGTCAAAGTACGCCTGGCGCTGTTCCTGCTCGGTGAGTTGGCGCGGACGCGTTTCTTTAGGTTGGGCGATACCGTACTTGCTCTTGAAGCTACTAAAAGCCCCACCCTCTTGTGTGGCGGTGCGCACGATGTCGCTCCCCTCGGTGCGCGGTACGCCTACGTTATCCTCATCATCGTCCTTGAGGTATTTTTGTTTGAAGGTTTCAAACGCCATAGGTTATTCCGGGATAAGTCCTAATCCGTAGCTTCGGTAGTCGGGATCGTTGGGGTTCGCGTATCCCTTGAAGCGATCATTGAAGTCGTCGCTGGAGTTACCCGCCTGCACCCATACGTTGCGCGCTTCCTTGAAGGTAGCAGTATTCACGTAGCCATCGCTGCCGGCTTCCTTTTGTAAGTCAGCTGCCATATCCCGCGTACGTGCGCGCATAAGCTCACTCTCATTTGGCTTGTCCGTGGCAGTGGTTGGGAGGCGCTCGTTTCCAACGTACATATTCTCTAGGGAGAGGGTGCCATCGGGCGCGCGCGTGATAATATCCACGTACTTTTTCCCGCTGCTATCTTGCCGGGTTGTGATTGACAACGGTTCGGCGTCGCCAACGGCAGCTTTCATTGTTTCAAAGAAGCCGATAGGCAAGCCCGATTGCGTTTCCAAGCTCTTAATAAGGGTCGCGGTTTCGCTACTCAATGTTGAAATATCAAGTTTCCCTGCTCCGATCTGTTTGTAAATAATTTCCAGGTTCGCCCGGGCGTTGGTTTCCTGTTGTTGTTCCAGCGTGATATCCGCGTCCGCAATACCGGAAACAAGGTTGAGTGTTTGTACGTTTTTACTAAAGTCAGCTTCGTACCTTGCGGTGGCGTTTTGGTAGTCCACCTGCTCCAAGCTCATCATATTGTTGATAATGCTGTACTTGGTATTGAGCTCATTGGTAACGTAGCTCTTTTGCCTACTGATAAAGTCCAGCTCCTCCATCGCGGTACGCTCAACCTCACTAATACGCCCGGCAACAACATTGCCGGCGATACCCTCTTTTCCACGGACAGCATTTTTTGTAATACGAAGAGCCGCCTGCGCTTCCATTTCCTGCTGCGTAAGATCATTGAGGCGCTGCTCAAGAGGGGCTACCCCCTGCTCGGTACGAAGCTGCCCGAAACGATCCGCGAAGCTGGGAACGTCCGGCGCCGGAGTTGATGGGGTAATAACGTCCCGTATCTTGCTGATGTTATCCGGGGAAAGGTAATCACTAAAGCTCTTTCTCACCGGTGGGGTATCCACTGCACTTGCCGCGTCCGCCTGTTGCCCGGCGTTGATAATACTGTTTGCTTCCGCAACGTTGGTAGGAGGTGTTATCGCGTTTGGCGTGGAAGCGCTGCCTGCGGGCGCGCCGCCTCGCAATAACCCTAGCAGCTGCATATTTTGTGCCGCCGTACCCTGGTATCCTGCAATACCGTATTGGGTTGCAAGCTGGGACCGGGAAGTATACGAGCTATCTTTCCCGGTACTTTTGAGGTAATCAACAACGGATGTTGATGTGTTGAGGGTGGGTGTTTCTGCCATATTTATTTCTTCGTGTCAATAAATTTTATATCTAAACGCCCCCCTCGTAGGGTAATAAGAAGCCCGATAAATTTGTCAATTTTGCTGGGCTTCCCCTCCCTGGGAAACACCAGTACCGGATTGAAAGATACGCCGTTCCTCTTCACCGCGGCGACGATATCCTTTGAAAATGCGCGTACCCTTTTTTCAATATCCTTTTGGTATTTTTGCTGCGCGTCGTCAATATCTTGAAGGGTATCGTGAAGGGCGTTATGTTCTAATGCTTCTTCAATCTCCGCACGATTTGAGGCACGCCGAAGGTCCGCGATTGTGGGCTTCTTTACGGTTTTCTTTTGTGGTTTTTTTAGTGCCATATAGTTGCTTATAGTATACCACGCTATTTCTTCCCCTCCTTGCGTAGATATTCTTGTTTATATGTTCCACCTCCTATGCTCGCGCTGCTCACTTTCGGCAATGAAAGAACGGCGCCGGATCCCTCGCCCCGATTGCGTTTCTTGTAGTCCTTATCCATTTTCTTGCGTTGCTCAATGGTAGTACGGACATACGGTAGCTCGTCTAGGTTCTTTACCTGCCCACCTGGCACGTATACGCCCTTATCCGAGGCGAAAAGGCGTAGTGTGCCCTCTGTATCCACTAGGGCAATTCCCTCCTCTCTAATGCCAATTTTGTAGCCCTCCGTTAAATACCACTCATTCTCAAATCCAACGTCCGCTCCGTTAATAAGCACGCTGCGAAGATCGGAATATCGGTTATCAACAGTACCCAGTGCTTTTGCGTTGTCGGTACTAGGGTGCATACTGTGGGTTATTTCAATACCTGATGTGCCATTCAAGTTGAAAACTGGAACGTACGCGCTTGTTGTTGGGTGCGAGTATCCTATACTTCCGCCAAAAGCAAAAACGAGGCTCGTGCCCAGGTACATACTGCGGAACTCCTCGCCGGCAGTACCAATATCAACGGTGTCTGCGGTGGCGTTCGGCTTGATATTCGGAGCCCATAATATCTCACTACCGCCGGCGCCAAACGATCCAATAACAAATCCGGTTGCTCCCGTAAGCTGTAAATACCGAAACGTATCTGCTAGTAATCCTCTTAATTGCCCGGCAATGTTCCCATCGCTGGCATAAAAATCTATTCTATTGCTGATCCCGTTAATCACTACACGTTGCCCGGAAGCTGCGGTGGATATAATACCCGTTCCATTGCCTATAATATCCCCGCTTGAAATAAGCCACCCGCCAAAGGCGCCCGACGTCGCGGTAACCGCACCGGTAAGCGTAGCGCTTGAAGCAAAGAGCGCGCCTAGGGTACTCACCCGGAAAGGAGCACTCGCAAAATCACCAGCACCCAGGTATATTCCATCCCGGTCCGCGCGAAAAACCTCATCGCCATTGCCAACGGATAGGTACTCTAGTTGTTGGAGATACTGCGAGCCGTAGCGTTGAAGATCCCCCTCCTGCGGCAAAGGTACGTATTCCACCTGTTGAGGGTAGGGGTTCTTCAATTCTGCAATTCCTCCGTATGTTTCGGGCATTATATGTTTACTAAAATACCTCCTTCTTCAATTTCCGGTGCGGTATTCCCGCTTGCCGTAGTTGAAATTTTTACCTGCAATTTTGTGGTATCGCCTAGCTCTTCTGTGGTTTCTTTGATAGTGCGCTGCACATCATCAACGCTGGCAACAACACCGAACGCTTCTCCATTGAGAGAGGCGCTTATCACGATATCCGTATTCGCTGGCAGGGTTCGGTATCCAACGTACGCTCCGGGGTAGTTTGTGTCGCGGCTTCGTGAAGGCATAATATAGCGCGTCGTGAAGTAGGCGCCGTTGTACTTGTTTGAGAGGTCCAGCTTATCCACGCCGTACACCGTGCCGCTCGTGGTATCCTTCCACGCCACAAGGTACGTATCCCCGGCGCCCACAATGCAGCCGATCTCAATGCTTGTAAAATTGTTGCTTGATATGGGGTTTTCCATATTGAGCACGAACGGGTACACCGAATTGCGCCGGGCAAAACTGTACAGCCCGAAAAGCGCCGATGGCGTGCCGGCTGTTTGTGATAGCCCAAAGAGAGGCAGCCCGTTAAAGTTGAGGATCGCCTCGTGGTATACCTTGCACTGGTTTGCGGTCCCGTTGAAAATACCGGGTATCGTTTTTTGATTGACAAGGTTGGTCCCATTGTACTCGTAGAGGTTCCCCTTGATACCCGCGCTCACCACAATATAGTTGTCCAGGGGCAAAAACGCGTTGATACCCACCTCCGGGACCGGGTCGGTGAAGGTGTAGTGGGTGCTCCACGTGTTCCATTGAATGAGCTGGCAGCCAATCACATTGTCTCCGGTAAAGAGCCCGATGAGCAGGTTGGTATTCGCAATGCCAAGCGCGCTGATCCGGTTGGGCGCCCCCAATGAGAGAGCGGAGGCGGAGAAAGTGCCCGCGTCCACCTGCGCCACATCGTCCACATCGCCAATAAAGAGTACCTTGTTTACCTCGCGCATAGGGTGGTACGTTGCGTCCCCATTGCCAAAGGTGGCAAAGTTATCGCTTCTCGTGCTCCACGCCGTGCCTACCTGCCACCTGCCCAGGCGGTTTTGCATTGCGTAGTAGATATAGCCCTGGTACTCGCGGGCGCTCAAAATACCCACCGCACCGGCTGCTGGTGCTGCAGTAGCTTCAAGCGCGTACGTTCCCTCGCTCGTACGGCTCCAAATCTTTCCGTTCGTTGAGCCGAATAGGTATGTCTTTCCGTCAGAACAGGCAACCCCGGCTTTTACAAAATCGTCAATGGTGGTACTGCTATCCTTCGTGAGCTTTTGGTTTACCTTCAAAATGCCCGGCTCCGAATGGATATCAAACCCAACGAGTTCGGCGAAGCTATCGCGCGCGCCGGAATAGGCGCTGTCGGCGATCCCGCCTAGGTTATGGTTCTTTAGAGGTATTACTTTAGTAGGCATATTTTATGATCCGTCGTGCCGGGCACGTTTACTCCACGTTATTATGGGACGGGCACGCCTGCGCCAAATGCCCACAAGAAGCCCGTTTAGTATTTTTACGGTGCTATCAAGAATTCCTATGGTTTCGGAGAGTACTTTGTTCTGCTGCTTTACCATTGAGGCAGTGATCCCCACGATCTCGGTGAGTGTGGCAAGGCGGCTACGTACACTCTCTATCGTTGCAGAAACGCCTATACTCTCAATGAAGGTCCGGGTGATCGTTCTAAAAATACTCGCATAAATCGCTATGCTTTCCACCACCTCCTGCGCATAAATACGAACGGCAGTTATCGTGTCCGTGATAGCTATCTTGTCCGAGAAAATCCGCGAGGTTGTCTTTAGAAGAGAAGCCGTTACCGCTACCGTTTCCGAAATCGTAATACTAAGAAGGTACGTTACTACCAGCTTCGGGTCGGTACTCGTTCCTGTTTGGTCTGCGAAATATCCAATAAATGCGGTTGATTTTGAACCACTTACCCACGTACCCGTAAAGCTATTGTCTGTATCCCATTTGAGACGTGTTCCTAAAAAGGTATACCCTGAACCGTTTATGGCGGCTATCCCCGTAGCGTTAAGTGTTAAATCATTATATGTGCCATCTACTGAAGAAAAAGTGGATACTGCCTTACCTGTCGCGTAGCGTGTTGTGCCGAGTGTAGTGAAGTCGGCGGCTACTAGGTTATTATTGCTAGCTGGTGTTGCGGCAACTACGTCCACATCGGTATCTCCTAAAAATGTTTCGGGAGCGATGTTAGTCGCAAGAGAGAGTACCGCTGCCGATATTACCCCACCCCCAATAGGAGAAGTATCAAAACCATAAATACCCCTACCAAAGTCATTGTAAGTATTCGCTGTGGAGGCGTGGGCGCGTAGCCACGGTGTAGCACCAAGTGTTGCGGAGGGTCCAGCTACAGTACCCGCTCCTGCTCTTATGGTCGCAAAGGACTCGCTTGTCGCCTGTCGCATGACATACCCGTCCACGGGTGCTGCTGCTCCTACGGCAGGGTATGCGGTGAGGGTACTAAATCCAAAAGAAAGTCCGGGCGCTATCCTGTCCGCTATCATAAAGTCCCATACGTGTAGCGCCCACCACAAGGGCTTGAACGCAAAGTAAATACGTTTGGCGTACTTGGGGTGGGTACGAAAATCCGTAACCAGCTTCACGCTATCGCCAAAGCGCCCTAGCTCTAGGGTGTAGTAGGAAGGTGCGAGCTCCACTATCTTTCCTTTGTATCCTACGTCTTGCTTCGTTATCCGGAGAGTGTACCGGGAAAACTTTCTTGTGAGGGGGCTGTTGAGCAAAAACAAAAGTATGCCCTGGTTTTTCACAAACCATTGCTTATCAAACGCTACAAAGTGTCCAGTGTTTTTATTCATTCGTTGGGGTGTTATCTCTGCCCTTCCGACGCCAGGGCAGGGGAACACTCTACACTAGGCGCCCTGCGCTACCTGGAACTTGTGCGTTACCTGGAAGTTGTCGGTATTCACGAGGTTCACCGCGGAGAATACTTGCCGGTTGAGCAATATACCCACGGAGGCGGCATTGAGCACGCCGCTTTCCGTAATGGCAAGAGATCCGGTAATGGCAAACGTTTTCACCAGGTTGGCGGTATCGTTTGTCTGCGCGGTAGTTTCTCGCCCAACCGTACCCGCGGCACGCGCCCCACCGTTTGTGGTCGTTTCCGCTTGCAAGGCACTATCCGCGGCTGCGGCAGCCGTGGCACCGGTACCTATTGCAATATAGGTAAAGGCAGCTTCGGAGCCGTGCCCGTTGATACGGGAGGCAACACCAGCCATACCGGTATTCGTAATGAGGTTAGAGATCACCAGCTCGTCCACCCACGAGCCGGTTAGGAAGGGAACCCGGACACCATACGCGGCAAGGTGGTTGAACAATCCTGGCTTCACCTGGCTGGTAACCGGGTCAATGGGCTGCTTCACGATCTTGCGGAACTCCCGCAAGAGAAAGCGCCCGAGCATATTTTCCGAAAAGAGGAGCTTCACGTTGCCCTCTCCATCCGTAAGACGGTAGTGCACGTTCTCCTTCATTGGAAATTTTGCTTTTGGTAGGAGCAATTTGATTAAAGACATAGCTCTATATTTCCTTATTTTGTAATTCTTCAATCACCTTGTCCGCATTGGCGTCAACCTTTTCGCTTTCTGCGTTTTCCTCTTTGTGCGCCAACTCCGCAAGGTAATTTTTCTTGAATTTCTTGAGCTCAATCGTAAGCTCCTTCTTGGTAGTGGCAGGAGGATATGCAAAATTCCTCTCCTCCAAAACCTCGCCGGCTTCATCGGAAATTTCAACGCGAACATCCAGGAACTTCTCCCCGGTTTCCACGTAGGTATCTTTCCGTATCCCGGCAATTTTGAATTTGAGTGTAGAAGCCATAAAGCGGGTTAATAATTAGAGATTAGAACCATCCTCGTAGGGCATAGAACCCTGGAAGGAAGAGTGCAGGTCGGTACCACGCAATGCCATTATCTGCGTGTATAAATCTGCGTCGTACTTCTGCTCGCGCTCGGTGAGGGGGAGTGGTTTATCCTTCCCCTCTTTGCGCGCAATGATAACGCGGCGTGCGAGAAGCTCGTGGAACTGCCGGGGAAAGCCGTGGGACCTTGTGTCCGGGTGCTCCGACATATCTATCGTGGAGGTAAGATCAGTGATATTCGCGGGGAATACAATAGACCAAAGCTCCAATCCCTCTGTAACGGCGATAATATCGTCCGAAGAGAGAATGAACAAAGACGGAAGCATAAGAGTAAACGCCGGATCTTTACCAGCCCAATTCTCCTGTATCTCCGTATCTTCAAGCGCAAAATGCACCTGTGAATTGTCCACCTGGTGCAAGTGCGTCCGGTTGGTACCGTCTAGCTTCGCGTATACGTGCTTGATTGAATTGAGGATCTGCGTGGGCAATGGGTACTCTCTCTCACCAACAGCCAGGTCGGCATACCACTCAAGCATAAAGTACGTATCGCCAACTAAATCCGCAATCTGCGCCGAAATTTCATCCTTGAATGTATTAGCAAGCTCAAGAATTGCAGCGTCAGTGAACGTAGTGCTATTTGTTTTTGTCTGCCTCCGAATATAGGAGGCGAAAGATAGAGGGCTCATTTCCTTTGGTTAGTGCCCTATGTGTATAGGCACGGAGGGCTGCTGGTTTAGGGGTGTCGGAGCCCCCACCGGTACGCATTTACTCACCGGTGTTTCGTGCTACGAGGGAGCTATCATTTCTAGGCAAGCACCCAGCGTACCCATACACAATTCCTTCAATCCCTTTGACTAGGCGATTGTGGTGCCAATAGCGGCAGGAGCGGCGAATGTTGCCTGTGGCAACACACGAACGCGCCAGGTACCGGAAGCGAGATCTGCGGTGCTACCGCTCTCGTTTTGGACACGTATTTTCACGCTGTTGGCAGCGTCTACGTATCCGGTAACAAGCATTCCCACGAGGTCTACGGGAGCCGATACGAGGACAAAGTCCCCGAGCGCGGCACCGGTAACGGGGATACTTGCGGACGTTTCACCGGCTGCGTCTATCAACGAGCCGACGTCCCAGGTTGCAGAACCGGACAACGCACCACCGAGTACGGCACGAACAGCCGTAATATCGGTAAGAAGGGATTGCAAAGCAACCTTCAAGTTGGCGTTGTTTAGGTAATGGTCTTGGCTTAATGCGGTCATAAAAGTAAGTCAATAGTTGATATGCTCACACGCACGGAGCGGGCACACGACACGCTAGGACAATGCTTTTTCCACATCCTCCTTGCGCCCGATCTCATTTTCTGCGCCAGCACTCATTGAAATACGGTAGTGATCCGCAAGAATGTTGGCAACAGTTTTGGGGATTTCAACCATCACACCCTTTTTGATGGTGTAGCGATAGCCATTGACAGTAACGTTCTCATACGCTCCTTCCTTTTCACCTGGGAAAAGTGGGACGAGAAAGTTTATCTTTGGCTCTTTGTCTAAAATCGCTTTTGTTTGGGTCGCTGATAAAGCACCTCCCGGCACGGGCTCACCTGCTGTTGGGGCAACAGCACTTTCTTGCACCGAAGTTTCGGAGTTGGGGCTTTCAGGCGCAACATCCGGGGTGGGATCTTGAGGGCTCGGCTCTTCGCCTACTACTTCTCCCTCGTCCTCACCTTCTTCCTCAACAGGAGCTTCGGAGGAGCTATCACCCTCATCCCCATCGCTGTCAAGCAGCGCGTTGACTTTGGGTTGTTTCTCCTCCTTCGCTGCCTTGAGCAGTGCTTTCAATTCGGCGTTGTTAGCGTCCGGGGAGTATGAAACACCCAGGGCGTTGAGCGCTTTTTGAAGCTGTGGCTTTGTTAAATTAGCCATACTTTAGAAGAATTACCGACGAATAATACCCTTGTACCCTACCGGACCCGCGGACTATGCGGGACCGGTAGAAGGGCTACTGAAAAACTAGGCAGAAACAGCGTGGGCAATGCGGATAATGAAGTCGTTGTTGAGAATTTTTGCAACAAACGTTGCCTTCCATCCGGACGTTGCACGCTGGTTGAGGGGGTCGGCAGCACCAGCAGAACCGAGGGGCTTGATGATGTTTTCCATCGCCTTCCCGGAAATGCGGGTAGTACCATACGCGTCCATACCAAAAATAAGGGTGCCGTACACGTCAATCGCGCTGGCTCCTTCTCCGGTAAACACCTTCGCGTTCGTTGTTTCAACGAAACGTACCTGGTGAAGCGCTCCTACCTCTCCCTCCATTACTCCACGGTTTGTGGGGTACTTCTCAACGGGAACCCAGCCGGTCAATAGCTGCAAGTCAAAGGTGGTGTCCGGGTGGACAATACCTACGAAGGCAGCGTCAAGAGGCGTGGTGTTATACCCGGTTGAAGGGTTAATCATAGACAACATACGCTTTGCTTTCCCGTTCTTTAGGGTGCGTACTGCCTGGTCTATGAGGGTAACCGAAATCTTGTGGGTAGAACCTACGTCAATGTTGCCGGTCCCGTTGGCGTAGAGAACGTTCGTACCTGCGGCAAGAATGTCGCGGGTCAGCTGGTCCAGAGTATCGCCAGCTTGATCGCCCAAAATTTGAGCTCCTTCCGTCAATACGGGATCGGGGCTCTCGTAGCTCACAACGTCCGATACAGTGATGTAATCACCGTATTGGGCAACCGTAGCGGTAACTTCCGTGGTTACCAGGGAAGCACCGGCTGGGGTAACACCCTCCGAAAGGGGAGTGGTAGCCGCAGCAAGGTTGCTGTACCGGCGAAACTTAATGGTGTTCGTACCGGCGTTTTGCGGGATATCCCGCACCTGTGCCCAGCGAGTGTGGACAAACAACGGAACCGCGCGCATTAACAGCGTACGGTCATAGAAGTTGTTTACCTCTCGTGGGATATCACTTCGTGTATTCATTGTAACGGTTTTCTAATTTATATGGGTTGTGAAGTAATACCCCAAAAGGATTTATTCCTGCGAATTGCCCATCATAACTTCCTGCTGGTATTGGACGAACTCCTTATCGGTCATATCAAGTACGCTCTTCTTTCCTCCCGCACCGCGTACCGAATGCCCTCCGGCGTTCCCTTTACGAGCTTTCGCGTCTGCCTCTGCGCCGCGCTGCGCGCCCAACCTCATAAGGTCGTCGCCCGCAACCTCAAACGCAATGGTGCGAACCGGCAAGTTTACGCGCGATTGGTGAGCCCACCACCTCGCAATTTTTGCCTTGTAGGGCGCAAATTTCGGGTTGGTTTGCACGAACTCATTGAGCTCATTATCGCGGTCCTTCTCATCCTGCTTGGACAAGATCGGCTCTAGGCTTTCTTGGATACGCTTATCCACGAACTCGGCGTCTGCGCCTTCATCCACGGGCGTATCGTCGTCGCCTTCATCATCCGCAGCTCTTCCGCCACGTGCTTTTTCAAGCTGGCGTTGCTTGCGTTCAATGATAAAATCCTTCGGGGTTTTTCTGGTCGGCGGCTCTGTGCCGTCGTCCTCAACCACTGCGGGCGCACCCTCCCCGGTTCCGTCGCCGTCGCCGGCTCCTTCACCTTCGGGGGATCCTTCCTCACCACCTTCACCATCGCCCGTTGGTGGGGTAGTCGCACCTTCTTCAATCTCGGCTTCGGAGGGGTCTTTTACCTCCTCACCGGTAGTTGGGTCTACCATATTTTTACGCGCCTTGTTGGAAATGGCGTTACCAACAAAACGGAATTTAAGCACCTCGGCGCCCGACAAAGCGCCGGAAATAAAACCGCCACACTTGTGGGTGGGGCGGAAGTACTCTCTTATGCAACGCAGCGCAGTAAGCGGTGCGCGGGCTAGGAAAACTCGCGGTAAACCTAGACATAAGAGGGCACTTCTGCCCTACTCACGGTTGCGAATTTTTTGCCCTATAAATTGTTGAGGTACTACTATGCGTACGGATCGTTTGGATTGCGCACTGCTCCTTCCCCGGGGTTCTCTTTATATCTTTCAATCTGTTGCGCGGGGTAGTCCAGTATCCCCTTTATTATAACAATCCTTTCCCGGAGCGTGTCCACATCCGCTTCTGTGAGTACGTTCCCATCCAAATCTTTCTTATCCAAAACCTGCCTCTGATAAACAGCTATTGTGCCGCGCTGCATTTTCTTGAAGAACTGCCACGCGTCGCTCGCCTCAAGCTCTTGGCACCGCATAGCTATCGTTTCGGCGCCACCTTCCGTGCTCGCAAGATCCTCTACAAAGGTTTCCTCGCCCAAATAAATCTCGGTTGGTTCTGTATTTTTTCCCATACTATTGCGTAGGCGCTACTTGTAAAGCTGCGGCGGTACCGGGTCCCCGGCGCGCGCCCGAATTGCCGGCGGCAGCACCCAAGAGTGCGTTGGCAGCCGCGGCGGCGTCATTACCCTGCCCCTGGAGCTGTCCCTGGGGCGCACCAGCGCCCGCTCCTGGCACGATAGAGGGATTATCACGCAATACTACCATTGCCTTCTTATGCGCCTGGATATGGGCAAATTTAGTGGGGCTATCGGGTAGCGAATTGTGTATCTCAATGTGCACGGCGTGATCGTCCGTTACAGAAGCAAGTACCGTTTCGCCCTTTTCTAGCCGGTCATTCTCTTCTTTTGCAAGAAGCTCGTCAATCGTTTCGGGCAAGATCTGACTAATGATATCGGCACGCAATCCCAGGAGCTTTCCCATCCGTTTCAATCCGAACCGGATATTTACCCCCGGCTGTCCTTGCGCCATAACCAACCACGAACGGAAGGCGTTTGCCTCGTTGTACTTTTTCGCGTCGCTGATAACCTTGCTCTCAATCTTGGTATCCGGGTCCGTATTCATTATGAAGTTATCTCGCGTGAGCGGGCGCCACTCGTAGCCAAGAGCTCCGGTGATACGTACCACCTTCTCGTCAATATCTTCGTTAAAGTTTTCTTTATAGAGGTGATACCACTGGCGCCAAAAATCCTCTTCACTCCACCCCCAAATCTTCGCGGCAAGAGAGTACCGGGTATCAACCTTGCTAGCAACAAGATTGAGCTCACCAAGCGTACGCGGCTCATTTGATTGTACGCCCTGCTGTATCTCCGGGGTAGCCGTAGCGCGCTGCGCCGCGGTATCCAATAGCTCCATAATGTACTGCACCTCCGCCTTCACGGCTGCGTCGCGCTGTAACGGGGCGATTGCGCCCGCGGGGGATCCATCAACGCCAATGTACTTGTTGAATTCGGTATTTAAGCTATCCCTGTTTTTGATCTTGTTGCTATCGTAGGCAAGCGCCGGATACAAATTGAGCTCCACTCCCTTCAATGCCAGGTTTGACAGCACCGCGCGGGCGCGCTGCTTATCCTCAATGAGGTCCGGGATGGACACCCCGTCCCAATCGTGCGCCATAGGAAAGATAACCCGGTCAAGAATGGGGAAATACTCCTCTTCAAATTCCTGGTATCGCACCGGCACCGTCATATTGTTTGCCAGGGTGATGAGTACCTTCTTCGTGGTCTTTGTGCGTGGGTTGTAGTAATTCGTGTACCACTCAAGCAGCCGGTACGTCTTGTTTGCTCCGAAAACGTTTTGCACCCGGTTCCATATCGCCTCTAACCCTTGCGCCTCCGCGCGACGTTCCCGGTTCTTATCAAACAAAGAATTCGTACTGTCGTGGTTATCGTTCTTGAGCAAGCCAAGATTGAAGTATACTTTGCTGCTTTCCATTTCCGAACGGGAAAGGCGTATCTCACGCCCGCCGTATGCCATACCTCCTCTACCCTTCATATCCCCGCGTACGCTTGTCGCGCAAGGATCACGCAACCAGGTCATAGGATCCACTACCTCGGGAACCGGGACCATTCGCTTGCGATCAAATTCCGAAAAGAGCAGAAGCCCGCGCCCAAAAAACGTGGCGTCCCAATCCCACTCATAGTCAATCTTCTCTTTCTGCATTTCGTCGTAGTCGTACTCGGCAAGAGCTACCAGGTTTTCGCTGCGTTCCTCGTCGCCCTGCTCGCGCGGGCGAAAGTCCACACCCAGGTCGTCGTCATACAGGGAAGCAAATACCGTTTGGAAAACAGTAAAAAGCAACGGGTCGCCAATGGCTTTCTTGTCCCGTCGCTGGTTATTGTATAGCTTCAAGCGCAATGCCCATTCTTCCCACTTGGGTTGGATAAAATCGTACGCAATCTCGTACTCTTCGCGTACCTGGCGCGTCAATGTTTTGAGCCCTTTCTTCTCAAGGTCCCGAAGCTCACGATCTAAAATACCGTCAGCGGTAATATCGCCGTCGGTCATATTCTCCGAAGTGTCAAGCTCTGCCAGGTCTGCTTCTGTTACCGCCATAAGGGGTGATGTTATTAAAAGCTATGCGTTCGCCCCGGACATATTCCTAGCAAATTCCTCCTGGTAATCCTCCTCCTCCGCGCCAATGCTCACGATCTCAAACTTGCCTTGCAACCCCTTGTCGCGCATTTTCTCCATTTCAGCCCAAGCGCTATCAACGGGAACCGGGTACTCATTGCCCTGCTCATCAACAAGCGCTACCAGCTTTACGTTGGCAACAATAGGGTACGTGGATCCCACGCGCCAATTCTTGATCTCGGGCATTTCCTCTTCGGTAACCGTAAACTGCCGCGCGTAGCGGTCCATCGCCTTCTCATCAACCTGCGTAAGTGTTTTACCCATAGTAAAAAATGAATTGTATTAGGCACCGGCTTTCGCCGCGGATACTTCTACGTTCCCGGTAATCGTTTCAATCGTCGTTTCCGCCATTGCGTATACCTGGTTGAGCGCTGCGTTTACCTGCTTCTCTGAAAGCTCAATGCGCAAGAGGCGCTTATACCAGGGTCGTACGATCTCAATGTGCGCGCCGTATACTTCCCCGTTAATGGCAGTGAGGTACTCAAAAATATCAAAGCCAATTTGCCGAAGATACACTTGGCAACCGCTGTATCGTTTAGGCGGGAAATTTCGTACTATCATTGCTAGCATTATACCTTGTCAATAGCAAAGAAAAAAACGCGCCCTTGTGGACACGCTCTTTTAGGAGAGGGGAGCGCGGCATACCATACGGTACCGCTGCGCTCCCCCTGTGCCACACTCGGTAGCGGCTACCTGCCGGGGTGTTAGCCCGGCATTGAGATACTGGATCACCCCCCTACGAAAAGGTGAGAGCTCGCCGGCGCGGGTAGCTGAATGGGTACAGCTTCACCTCCGATCCCCGCACTACGTTGTAGTATTGCTCGCAGTGTTCGCACTTGCCAACGGTGGCTCCAAGCCACACGTCGCCTCCGCAGGTACACCCGCCAATCAACCGCTCAAATTTCATTGCTCCTCTATTTCTCCACCACTATTGCGTCCGCAATAGGCAATGGCGTTTGATTGAGTGTTGCGTTCCAGCACGGAGCGCAAATACCTTGCACCACCCGCGTATCGTTGAGCGGCGACGCTTCGCCCAGCTTTTCTCTACACTTGCTACAAAGAACTATCACAAACACCTCCCTATGCGTACGGATCATTGTGGTGGCGGGTGCTGTCTTGAATAATGTGCGCCTCTTGTGGTGGCGCGGGAACCCATATCGGCTCCTGGAATAACAGACGCCCCAGGTTCTCAATCATATGGTCGTCTTTATCTACCGGCTTCTCTTTCTTGTTTTTTCTGTCGGCTGTTCTCCCAACCCATTCGTCCCAACGGTAATGCTCTATCTCAAAAATGGTACGCTCGCACGTGGAGAAAACATACAGCTCCGGGGCTTTCACCATTTCGTCGTGGATCTGTGTATAGCCCAGGGCGTCCTGTATTCGCTTGTCCGAAGCGGCACGGGCTTTGGTTGCCTCCAAGTAGCTTATGCCGTAGGAAGAGAGCCGGGAGCTCAAAGATTTTCCCGTATGCTTGTCCTCAATAAACATTGAGGGGTCCCCAATGCGCCGGATGATCCGGTAGTTTGACGCCTTATTTTTGATACGTTGCGCCAGGTCCCGGGTAAGAATTTCCCCAACCCACAACTCGTCCACGACGTACTTGTTTCCCTGCCTGTCTATGGCAAGCCACATAACCGCGTCCGGTGTACGGGGGTGCGGGTCAATAGCTTCATAGACGGCAAACTGCGACGGCGTTATTTCAAACGGATCTATAACGTGAACGGTGCGAGAAAATTGTTTGAATACCATACCGGCAAGGTGCTGGAACTTTCCGTAAATACGAGCTTGCTTCTCGTCCTCGGAATACTCCGCGGTCATTTGTAAAATTGTTGCGTGGTCTAAGTGCCCGCGGATACCGTGCGTACGACACGCGCTCTCAACGTCTGCTTCAACGTAGGCGATCTTACGGGTAACCTTCTCCGCGGCTCCCCCGGATTGAGTAGTAACCTCTACCTCAATGCTACCTTTCGCGAGCATATCGTACAAATAGGCGCTGCCGGCAAGTGGGGTATCGGTAATGAAAATGATACCGCCCAGGCGCATACGAGAAATGGTGGCTTTCAAGATAGCTTCGGGCGGAGGCTCATCAAACCACGCCCACCCAAGCGTTGCGCCCTCAAACTCTTTGGGCTCCTGGTCGTACGTCATTATGTTAAACGAAAAGCCGGTATCGGTTTTCCATTTACTCTCGTACTGCTTCATCGCCTTGCGGGTCGTGTACCGGTTGTCCGCGGGCAACCATTCCTTGAGCGCCGGTATAAGGTTCTCAACAATGTTGGTGCTGTCCGATACGATACGTCCGCGTTTGGGGTATGGAAAATTCTGAAAGAGCTCGTCGCTAAAAAATGGGTTGTTCGTTTCGTAGCAAAGGTTCGCTACAATGTTCGCCCCGGTTGCCGTCTTACCGACACCGTTGGCGGCAGAATACATCGCGATAAAAACTTCGTTCCCTCCAACCTTACGTATAAACTCCTCACCTTTCCCGGAGGGCTCATAAAAGCGGTACTTCTCTTGCTCAAGCCGGCGCAGCTTCTCTTCATTCAATCTACGCAGCTGCTCGTGCGCCTCTTCTTTTGTTGTTGGTGTTTCTATCATTCTTTTTGGGGTGAGCGCGCCTCCACGCCCGCGCGGTTATTCGCTTCCTTTCCTCGCGGCAGTCAAAACAAGTGAGGGTTTTGCCTTGCACCTGATTATCACACCCCTTTTGCTTACAGTAGCGTTGTGGCATAGCGCTATTTCTTTTTGGATAAGAAGTTTTGACGCTCCTTAATGCGCTGTGCGAGCTCTTCGTCGGTGAGGTTCTTTAGGTCGTCCTCAATAGTAATTCGTTCCGGTGCGTAGTCCCCGCGAAGCTTGTATAGTTTATCAAGCGCTTTGTCGCGGGTGAGCCAGTCCGGCATTGAAAAGTACACAATAGCCGTAGTCATAAATCGCTTCACACCCAGGTACGTAAACCCTTGCCCCTCAATAATTTCTCGGATAGCGCTGTCCTTCATTTTGTGGTAAAAATTTGCCTTCTCCACGCGGTTCGCTTCAAGCTGTGATTGTTGCTTTCCTAGCACGTACAAGTCCGGGAAGAACTCCCGCATTAAATCTTGCCACTTCTTCGTGCCCTTTATCAGCTGCGGGTTCTTTGCGTAGGCAGGGGAAAAACCGGCAGCTCGTAGTGCCGTCCCCAAAGCTGCGCTAGGATTGTCGCGCATATACGCGATAGCTTTACGCACGCGTAAATCATCGGAAACCTTCTGTGCCATATGTTTTATTATACACCAACAAAAGCCCGAATGTGTCAATGCTTCGGGCTGGTGTAGTATATATTCTTTCCGGCTGCGTGGTCGCACTCGTGCTGGAACATTTGAGCCGCCTTTCCTCCAAGCTCACGCTCATACGTTTTTGTTCCAAGAACAATGCCGGCAATAATCCGCGGGACTTCCCACCCGGCATAGATAGCCGGGTACCGGTCTACCTTTTTCTCTGATCGGTTGGGGAAAGACATACACGCTTCCTCTATTCGTATCGTACCAACCGGCTCAAGGTTCTTAGTAACCGGGTTCTTCACGTTCGCCGGCAGAAAGGTCGGGTTGATAATAAAGCGAGAAGGTAGCCCGAAATGCTTTTGCCAGCGCTTGTCTAACACGAAGAAGTTAAACGGCTTTTCCGATACCTGCGAGTGATGGATAGAAATACACTGCCGGTTGCGCGCAAACTTGTTGCGATCAACAAGCGTTGCAATGGCGCGCGCCTCCTTCATTGCCTGCTTGAGGTTCTCTTCGGTAACCGGGGCGGATTGCGTGTAGTGGATGGGTATAATTTCCATAAGTTTGAGGGTTAGTGTTTTTGGTGTAGCCCTAGTACGCTATTCCCCTGTAGGGTCGCTAGAGAGGGCGGATAATTCAAGGCATCGCTCAATATATCTGTTGTCTATCATTTTGTCTGCGGGTAAGCGTTCTTCGTTGAGTAATTGGCGTAGGACACCGACATTACCTACTATCCGCTCCCTCTCTACCGCCCTCCCTTCTTCGTAGCCCTGCTGACGATACTCTTCTTTTATTTCTTTCAGCTTATCTTCGGGTAAAATATGGACAGTTCCTCGTGCGCTCTTAAAAACTATATACTTTTCTGATTTACATATTTCTTCATACAAAATCTTCATCTGTTCAAAGCCTGCGCCGTTTGGTCGCATCGGATGTTGTTGCGTGTATTCTATTTTCTTTTCTTTTGGCATAGGGGGGTGTTAGCTTCCACCAAGAGTCGGAGCGCATTCACTACAGACGCTTCGCTGCTTTTCATTGAAAATGGGTTTATAAGAAAATCGGCGACCACACTTTTTACAAACAGAACTTCGGCGTTTTGGTTTCTTCTCTGCCATAGTAGTTAGTGGTTAGTGGGTAAGGGGCTACTCTCCGCTTCCCAAAAGAAAAGTAGGGTTATCCAATAATGCTTCTCCAAGTGTCTTGCCATTTTTCCCTACCGCATAAGGCAAGAACACTTGCTCCGTCTTTACCATCTGCGTTTCCACGAGTGCCATCTGTGCCTCCACCCAATCCTTCACGATACGCCACGAGGTACGGACTGCTTGCTCTTTGTTCTGCCTATTCCGTGGGTACTTCCCGTTTTCCAAAATCTCTAAGACGGGTCGCCAATCACAGGGGAGGCGAAAATCTACAGTCCGTTCCCCAATAGGAATACGAAAACTCAACGCGCTCACAAATCCCTCCTCCTTGTCGTACTCGGTCATAACCGCTTGCGCTCCGTGTTGCGAGAGACACTTAGCAATTTCGGAAGCGGTCTTGTCGGGGTCTATTCCTGTTGTGTAGTTTAGGAGGGGCATAGGTTCCTTTGCTTAGTGGTTAGGGGGCTACTCATTCCTCCTTGGGCGTTCCAGTATTCCCGGGCGCCGGACTAATTGTATCCATCACCATTTTCGTAACGTTGTACTCGCCTTGCGCCAGCCCCTTTTCGTACTCTTCCTTTGCGGACTTCTGCCAGCGCTCCGTCGCCTTCCTCCAATGTTGTATCTCCCTATCCTTTGCCGCGATCCTTTCCTCCATAGCGCTCACGTTGCGCCGTAAGCTCACGGATAGGGTAAAGGAGTAGGATAGTGCCAATAACGCTATCAACGCGCCCCAGGCGGCAATATAGCCGGCAATCCGGGGGATCCAATGTAGTTGATCGCCCATAAAAGAACCCATCGCCAACCCAGTGAGGATGATATGCGTGATAATGATGGAGTAAACGATACGCTTCATAGTTACTCTTCCGCTTCTACCGGAAACAACGCCACCTGCCTTACGTCCACCACGACACGCCGGCACACCCGGCAGCGCTTCTCCTTGTGCGCACGCTCATACTTAAAGCTCAACCGTCGCTTCCCGCAGCCGACACAAATATACGGGTTGATCCGGCGCCATTTCTTCTGTTGTGTTCCGACATTTTTCATAGCTACTTGTTCCGGGGGACCATTGACGTTCCCATATACGGGCGCCAATCGTCCCATTGAGCCGCGTGCTCGTGTCCCTTCTCGTATCCCTTGCGCTTGTAATTGACGTACACAATAAAATACTTGGGATCGCATACCATCACAACGACCTGCTTCACCCAAAAGAAGGGAACGTGCCGGCGCCATTCGGAGCGAAACGCTCTATCGTACACGCTACGTCGCAATGCTTCTGAATAAATCATACGCGGGAACCGTCAACGATACGCTGGTATGGTTCGTCAAGCTCTTGCTTATAAATCTGTGAGCGCTCAATATCCTGTCCGACAATACTGGATACGATACGCTGCATTTTTTCGGGACGTACAGAAAACCCACACGAGCAAACAATGAAGCCGGGCACACTCACCGGGTCAAGCTCCTTTTTGCAGCTCTCTTTCGGGCACCTGTTCTTGGTTAAATTATACCACAACATACGGGTAATTTTAATCCACAATCATTCCTTAGTGCGGAGGGAGGCGAGGATTTCGTCCCCTAATTCCTTTGGCAAGTAATCCAACATACCTTTCTCTGCCATTTTCTCCCACTCATCATTTCTCAACGCCATTGCCTCAATTAAACTGGTAAGGTCGTAGCCCTGATAGCAATGGTAAAATCCTCGTATCTGTTGCTCTGCTTTGTCTAATTCTGCCTCCTGCAGCGCCTCATTACGGGCGGAGAGGAGGGCTTGGCGAAGCCAATCAGAGATATTGGGGTCAGCAACCCATTCAGTACCATCACATTTCGGACAGATATACTCATTCTCTCCTATCCGTCCTCCCTTCGGGCAATCACACGGGACTTTCACAAACTTTTCAGCGAACTCCTCTACCTTCGCTTCTATTTTTTCGTTGGGCATAGGGGGTTAGGTTAGTTCTTCTAAAATACTCCCAATGAAAAACAACAGGGTGAAGATACCAACCCACCTACCGAATATCTCCCACACGAACCATATTACGGTGGTTAGCCCGGCTACTAGCAGAAGTCCTGTAAATTCGTACATAGTGTTCTTAATTCCAATAATTTCCACGAAGCACTTTACGCTCTTTTCATTTCCTCAATCTGATCTGAAATACCCAACTCTTCAAAATCTTCGTACTCAACCTCAACCCTCCCGTGCCTCTTGCACGTACCCTCAACCCTCACCACCCTATCGCTAAATAAATTATAGAGGGTGCGCACGTCCGATACGAACCGGTGGCACTCTTTACACGTAATCATATCCCTAGCTCGTGCTTGTAATCATCGCTAGTGAGCCGCTCCTTTATTCTAGAAATCTGCCCGGACGCAAAAGCTACACCAGCCGCCTCCTCCCTACCAACAAACCTGCCCCTATCAGTTATGAAGCCGTAGGTATCTCTAGCACCAACTCTCCTGCCGGTGCGCGCGAGCTCTGCCGAAATAATTGCGCCGTGGCTCTCACCCATATGAACCCTTCCACTCTCCCATTCCTTAATCGCCGCACACACTATCCTTTCTTTTGGCTCTTCGCCCTCCTTGCTTAACGAAGAAATCTCAAGCTCATTTCCAAATATCGCTGCCATTAAAAGCGAAACAATATCTACATCAAACCCGCGGGAAAAGGTTACAGTATCGCCGTCGCGAATTGTTATTGCCCTTCTCTTTCCCTCTTGTCCATAGACAAGCGACGTTTCCTCGTCAACTCTTTTTTCAACAGTGAACATCACTGGCGATAACTTAATGTGCATAATGTGTTGGTTAATAAACACGAGTTACCCTCTCCACGCGGATACCCACAATGGTATCCATCCTCATCCCGGAGGGGATATCGTAGAGGCGCTGCCCCCTAAATAATCCTACCCGGCAATCCTCCCTATTCCTGAAAGAAATAACAAGGTGGTACGTATCCTCCTTGAGTGGCGCGCAACCCAGAAGAATTTGTCGCCTTCTCTCATCAAGCACTGGCGCGAAGCGGTGCGTAACTTTTCCCATACTATTTGTGCGTCATTATTACCTGCCCATTGCGGATCTTGTCGTGGAGGATATCGGAAACAACCTGCTCCCCAAGCGCCGGGAAGCTAGGAGGTACCCAATACGTAACGCCGCGCAAATTCTCAAAGATCTCCTTGAGCACAATACGGGTCTGCTCGTTGTGCGCATTGCGGATACTCACCCTCCTATTCCACCAGTGCCGGCGCGCAATAAGCTCACGCGCAACCGGGTTGCCAATCATAATGCACAGCTTCCCCTTCCGGTCCCGGTCAATGTAGGAAAGCGCGCGCGCCAGCGCGACAAGGTTGGCGCTCACAAAATTGTACAGCTGATCGTTCCCCTCCTCGTCTACCTCTGCTTGGGGGTCAATGCGGGGGATGGTAATACCCTGGCGAATTCTCATCGGCTTGGTATTGAGGTTGGCGCTTTTGTGCAGTACGTCAAACCCGGCAAGGATCTCTCCCTCCCCATTGACACCGCCGAACGCCTCAACTTTACACACCCAATCTTCTATTCTTTTCATACCGCGTCGTACAACGCCAATACTTCTTCCGAAGCGTTGGTGAGCTCTTTAATTTTCTCAATATCCAACAGCTTGCGCCCCTTCCTTACGATAAGCTCCGGGTCCGCAAAGACGTGCTCCTCCTCATCCAGTTTTGCCACCTTGCAGATCTTGGCGCTCAATGAAATGCGCACCTCCCACTTCCCGTTGCTCCCGCGAACCGCAACCCACTTTGCCCACGCAAGGTTGCCTTCAACCAGCTTGATATCCTTTACCTCCTTTGCGAAGGGGTGCGGGAAGGTAGACGTACCGCTCATAAAGATACGCCCGTAGGGGATCGCTTTATATTTATCTTGTGTCAGCTTTCGCATAGTCCTTGATTTGGGTATTGAAGAGGTAGAAACCATTGTCTTTTTCAACGCACGTTTTATACAATGCCTCAACCAGCTCAATGCCGTATTTAGTTATTACTCGCTCCGGGTGGTACTCTTCGTGGTGGATCGGGAACGCCTGGCGCATATTCCAATCCCACAATATCTCAACCATTTTCCCCTCTCTTTCAGAAAACCCTTTTGGCACAATTATTTCTTTTACATTCTTTACATTCTTGTTCTGTGGCTCACTCGTGGCTCGTTCGTGGCTCACTCGTGGCTCAATTCGTGGCTCACTGCGACCTTGATACTGTGCCCAATTCTTAATAGTAACCAGGGTTTTCTGCCTGTCCGTCCGTAGCTCAATCATTGCTTCACTTTCGGCGAATATGGCGAGCACTCGGCGAACAGTAGGATGTGGACAACTCGTCTGCCTGTGGATAATTCTTGAGGAAGTGAGAAGCTGCCCGGGCAACAGCTTTTCCCTCTTCCCCTTAAACATAACATCCACCTCCTTGTGGCTTGCGTGGGTCAATAAATACACCCATACCGCCAGGTAATTCGGACGGCGCAAGTAGGGATTGTCCCACATTTTTCGGTGCAGTTTTACGTACCCTTCCATTATACTATTCCACAAAGAAACCTTGTAATCGCGTGAGCCCGCCACGCTGCGAAGGATCCAGTACCAGCATATCGCCAGCACCCGTGAGCTCCTCCGCCCCCCCCCGGTCCAGGATCACCTTACTGTCTATTGAGCTGGACGTCATAAAGGCAATACGCGTGGGGATATTCGCTTTGATAATCCCGGTAACCACGTCCACGCTGGGGCGCTGCGTTCCTAGTATGATGTGGATACCCACCGCGCGCGCCTTCTGCGCCAACAGCACCACCATACCCTCCACGGTGTGCTCCTCAAAGGTGAGGAGCAGCTCCTCTTCCTCCTGCCCGGGGTTGGTGAGGTTGAGCGTACCGGAAAACTCGTTTTGCTTCGCCGCCTGGCGTGCGCGTACCTTTGCCGTTTCGCGCTCCGCGGCGCGCTTCACGCTTACCTTGTGCTTCTCGTTCTTTGAAGAGAGCATTGAGCCCAGGATAAGGTCCGCAAACTCGTCAATCACCACCACGATATACTGCATTTTCTCCGCCTGGCTTTCGTTGTACGCCTTGATGTTGCGCGAGTGCGTGCTCTCTAGGTTCTCGTAGCGCGCCTCCATTTCTTGAACCAACCACTTGAGGGTAGCGCGCATTTTCTTCTCGTCGCTGATAACCGGAGCGAGCAGGTGTGGCGTACCGTTATAGGGGGAAAACTCTACCCGCTTGGGGTCAATGAGCACCAGCCCCAGGGTTGCGGGTTCGTGTTGGCGCAACAGTGATTGAATAATAACGTTGAGCATTACACTCTTGCCCGATCCGGTAGCCCCGGCAACAAGCAGGTGCGGCATTTTCGCCAGGTCTTTTGCCACCACCTCCCCGTTGATGTTTACGCCCAGGGGAATAGTGAGGGATCCTGGCTCAAGTCCCAGCTGCTCGTTGGAGTAATCCGCCAGCTTTACTACCTTGCGTTTTGGGTTGGGTACCTCAATACCAATCGTATCGGTACCCGGTATGGGCGCCTCAATACGAATGGAGGTTGCCTTGAGTGCGAGCATAAGATCTTTCCCTACCTTCTCAAACTCGCTCATACGGCGCCCGCGGGATGGCTTGCAGGTATAGCGTATGATGTTGGCGCCCACTACCGTTTCTCCCATTTCAACCGGCAACCCAAACTCCGATAGCTTTACCCGGATACGCTCCTCGGGCGAGTACCGCTTTGCCAATTCTCCCCCCGCCTTTGAGGGTACGAATTTCTTTTCGGCGTACTCCTTCTGCCGCGTGTTGTGCGCAACCTCCGTGGGACGAAACGCGTCAATAAGATCCGCAGCGTAGGAAACCATACTGTCCTCCCCGTCGTACAAATCATCCGGGTTGGGAAGGTACACCACATCCTCGCGCGCAACGAAGAGCGTGCAATCGCGCAGTATCTTGAAGAAGAGCGCGAAGTATTCCGGGTGCTGTTCGTACTCAATATCGTACGGGCGCAGCTGTGGGGTGCCGTCCGAATTCTTTGAGGTCTTGTACTCGTCAAAAATAGCCCGCTTGGGCGCCTCTCCGTACTCGTGCAGCACCGCGTAATACCCGCACATTGCTTGCAGGATAAAGGTGGTCTTGTCCTTCTCCGGGTCCGTGTAGCTTCCCACCGTCTTGTGATCTTTTATTACCAGCCCATCCCGTTCGGTATAGACGATATCGGGCACAAACTTTATGGGGATGGGGAACTCGTTGCCGTCGGGATCTATCACCGGGGCAATGATGGGCTGCTCAATGTTCTTTATGCCGTGGTACTTTTTGGGCGCCTCTTCCAAGTAGCCGTTGATCGTCTTGCTGAAATCCTTGAGGATCTTCTCCCGGCTCCCGGTCTTGCCATAGTTAATCTCCTTGTCGGAAATATCCTTGATGAGGGTAAAGCCCTCCTCAATAGCGATATCCGCCGGGTTGCCCCGGTAGTAGGAAGCCAGCGCCGCGTGGCACGCGCGCCCCACGATACCGGACGGCGACATAGGCGCGTCGTATATCTTGAGTACGTAGTGCTTCTTCCACGCAAGGGGGTTGCGCAATAGCGCGCGCAAAGAGGAGTAGCTCCAATTCTCAATGGGCACCCCGAGCATTGCCTGTTGGTCCTTTAATAATTCGTCCATAAGAGATATCGGTTAGAAAGGGTTGTATTCTTCTGGTTGCCCACCATCAAACATTCTTTCTCGTATAGCGTCGCGGGCTTCCACGCTCAACTTTCTTGCCAGCTTTTGCTGGTTCGGAAAATCAAACATCGCAACAATGAACATAAGATTGTCGCTGATATTTCCGATATCTTTGATACGCCCAACCTTTTCATCGGCGTACCCAAACTCATTGTCGTAGCCCTGCCATATTTCTATGGCTTTTGCTTTCACTTCCTCAAATATCTTATCGGAAGGGGCGATGTAGTAAATTTTTGTACTCATAGTTTTGGTTCCTATTCCTTTGTTACCTTACGCTTCCTCGCCTTCTGTGTTGCCTTCTGCGGGGCGGACGGTGCTGTTTTGCTATCCGTACCCACTTCCTCCTCTTCCACCTCCTTGAGGGCAGCAGAGAGCGTGTGGGGCGTAGCGGGCGTGCTCTTCTGTGCTAGAGATACGGGCTTACCCATCCCGTTGCCCTCGTCTACCTCAATCCCGCCTTCAATCACCGCCTCAATCACTTCTTTGCTCTCCCCAATAGGGATACCCTGCAACGCGTCCGGTACAATGAAATGGGCTACCTGCCCGAATACCCGGTACTTCAACATATTTTCCGGGTAGCGCACCCATACGTCCTTCTTCTTGTTATTCTTAAAGTCCCAATCCATACGGCGCGCCGACGCGGCTGCCATTGTGAATGTTGCGGAATGTGAAGATCCATTATCTCCGCGGGTTATGGTAACGCTCGCCTTGCTTTCGTCGCACTCACCCCACTCTACCTTGTGCCCGGCGCGGATCACCTGCGCCACCACGGTATCCCCATACATTGAGAGCTTCCCGTTTACAAAGTAGAAAGAGTTGATCGCCTGGATGGGCTGCAGCCCCGCTTCGTACCCGGCTTGTAGTACCATCACCAGCTGCGGCGCGTTTACTATGGTTGACGGCAACGCTTTAGAAATCATAAACACCTTCGCCATTTCGTTCATTACCGCCCACCTGCGCGGGTTCATAAACGCCAAGCTGTCCTGCTCCGCTTTCGTGATATACTGCTGCGACGGCGCCGGGATCACCTCACCCAATGCTGCCTGCTTTCCGACAACCCGCGATCCTCCTGCTACGCCCGGCTCCCTCACCTCCTCTTCCAGCACCTCCTCTTTTTTTTCTTCTTCCATAGTGGTATAGTTAAATTGTATTTCCACAATGCAATACGATAGCAATGAGTACCCGCTGCGCCGGGTGCTTATTGTTTTACGCCCAGGTATTCCTCCGACGTGATGAAGAGAACGCCCGGGTATGCTTGCGCGTATACCTCTTGCACACTCTTCATTGCTCCTGTTGGAAGGTACACTGACTTTTCGCCCATTACCGCCCACCTGCCCAGCTTGTCCTTATACTCCGGGAAACCAAGCTCTTCGGGATTTTCGGTAAAATAGTTGAGGCAATCGCACCGCTCGTTCGGTTCACAGAATGGGGAACCGTAGCAGTACGGACCCAATTTCTCAAGCACCCTTTCCCGGATA